ATCGTGACCTTATGGCCCCGACCCTCTGGCCGGCGACCCTCTGGCCGGCGACCCTCTGGCCGGCGACCCTCTGGCCGCGACCCTCTGGCCGCGACCCTCTGGCCGATCATGAATAAATATCAACCATGACCCGCGCGCCGCGACCCTCTGGCCGCGACCCTCTGGCTGGCGACCCTCTGGCCGCGACCCTCTGGTCACAACCCTCTGGCCGCGACCTTTTGGTCGAACGCCCAGCCCTTAAAGCTGCATCAATCACCTTTCTTGAATCGGTTCAATTTTAACGACAGTGCGCCTCTCTAAATGGGGGACCGCCTTGAGCGCCGCCATGATTGCTGAATCACGATCGACAGCCTCAACAATTACAACCGCTCTATGAGTATCTGACCAACCGATCGAACCAACCAAAGCACCCCTCACTACGCATTCGTATTTATTCATTTTAGCATCCCCTCAGCAAATCATCCAGCACACCGTCGTTTGATGGCACACAATCACGCCGCGCCGCATAGATGGACACGCCCGCCCGCGCACAATATTCAGTTCGTTGCCGCACCGATAACGATTCCCAAAACGCCGCCGCCTCCTCAGACTCCAGCTCGCTCAGATGCGCCTCATCAATAACAGGATAATCCTCAAGCGCGCCTGCAATCTCATCAGCAATTTGGAGCGCTTTATCATTATCTTGATGAATAGCAATCCACTCAACCCAGCCGCAGAGAAAGTGATCCTCAGAAACCACCTGCACAGTCTCAGACTCGCCGCCAATCAAATCCAACCCACGGATAAAATTCGATCGTTCCAGCGCGCTGCTATCACGATTTTGGCTCAAAAAAACATAGGTGGCAGGCCATACCGCGCCCATATAATAACGCGGCATTTGCCATAATTTTAAATTTTCTGGCTTATAAATATCTGACATATTCGCACCTCGCAAACAGGCATAATTGCCCCCGACTGGTCACACGCTACCGCATGACCAGCCAATGACAATCCGCTCAGTAATAACGCGATCCGTTAGCCAAAAATCGACTATCATCATCGTCGAGCAAATATTCACGCGCGCACTTTTCGCTGGTTTCGTAATCGTACGAATCGCTCAATTTTTGATAAATCAGGTCTGCAAAATCACGGAAACATTGTTTAAACGCGTCAAAATCAAATGAGCTGGGATAGCCCTCGATATCAAACGCCATACAACCAGAGTGATAGTAGTGACCTGAATGTTTAATGCGCGCGGTCAATTTGTAAAACGCGCGCCGCTGTATATCCTGCAACTGTTGGACAATCCCATGCAAATCCGTATCTGCCGGCGCGTGTTTTTTAACCGCAGCAAGCGCGCCCTTTTTATATTCATACGAGCCGTCAAAACACGCGCCATCACCCTGCGACCAAAAACCAGACCAGTAAATTGACGTACGCCAGCCCGTAGACCCGTCACCCCGCGTTGTTTTACGCATCCTCAGATCAAGCCCGATCAGCTCGCCAATATCAGCGCAGTGATCCAGTAACCAATCCGGATCAAAATACTCGCCTGCAGACTGGCAGTATTTTTCAATGACGCGCGTTTGCGCCTCCTCTGATAATTCATTAAATTTAAAAACCTGAATTTCTCGCACAATTGTGTCCATTATTACACCTTTATTCCTAAAATTATTGCCGCGCCCATACGCGCCCGATTATGGCTAATGCTATCATTGTTTACTGGATCAAACATAGCCGCCCCCTATATCGCCTGCAAAATAGTGAGACCGCCCGCCCTAAAATGATGTTGCCAACCGTGACCGTCGTCTACAGTGGTCACGCCCGCAATGGTCGTGCCGGACATGGCCGCGCTCGATTTATCATACCCCGTGCCGGACGCCGCCCCGCGTTGCCAGCGTGTAAACTCATTAAATGGTATATGCTCAGGACGATTTAGCGTCCAGTCTGCAACATAAACCACCAACCGCCCCATGCCATCGGCAGGGTAGTGCATTCTGACTGTGCCGACGTGTTCAGCTCCACGCATCACCACATAGGCAGCAACACGCTGCGCGTGTCGCTCAATATCGGCGTATAATTTTGACAATTTATCAGACTGTTTTGACATGATTAAAATCCCCCGTTTTTTGTATATTCGACAAAATCCGCGCGTGTTGCGCGTGACACAAACAAACCAAATGGCCAGCTTTGGCCGTCATCCTGCGAAAACGAAAAAACATAATCCAAACCCGCCACGCGATGATCACGCCAAATCCGCGCCACCAACGCCACAACGTCCCGCGCGCTGGATCCGCGCCCGTACGCCTCAGCCATTTGCGCGCACTCAAAAATAATTAAATTTTTGAGCTCGCGCCGCGTATCGACCCGCACAATGTAAGAATTATCGGGCAGATAACACCCGCGCAATCCGTTGCTGATATGATAGTAACGACTCACAATCAAACCCTCCCAAAACACAGATTTAAAATCCAGCCCCAGACCGCGCCAAATACAGCCACGACGGCGCCAAACATTGCCCAATCAATCGGCCTCAGCATTTTAAAAACACCATTAAAACCGCGATAAAACAAACCGCAATCGTAACAGTCTCGACGTCGCGCGACCTTTGCACATCCGCCCACAAATCAGCAACACGATCCCAAACAGGCCGCCGCACAGGCCGCGCCTGATATATAACCTCAATATCGTCCTGATTAGTCACGATAACCACGCGATACGTTCCCACCAGTGACCGACCAAACGCGCACGCGTCAGACAGCCCGCACACCTCAGCGACTAGCTCAAAACCATCACCAGCGCCAAAATCGCCAGAAATGCAAAAATTATCACGCATGACAAAACCCCCGCGCCTGATATTCTGCAACCACATTGACCAGCCACGACCCATCAAATTCCAGTACCGAAATCGCCTGATAATCGCAATCAGGATCACCCGCGCGCACCCGCGCAAACGCCCGCGCATCTGATTCATTGTCAAATGAATCCAAAAATGATTCCGTATCATTGCCAAAATCGCCAAAAATATCAAAATGATTTACCATTATAAACACTCCTAAAACATTGGCGCGACCGTAGCCGCGCCTGATTAAATCACGCAACAACAGACTCGATAGACCCGCGCGCTGCACGATCAGCCCGCAACGCAACCAACGCCGCATCCCTCACAACCTCTGTTAAATAATGTGTGACGCGCACATCAACCCGCACGCCATCGACGTAATCAGACACAATAACCGCACAGGTATGTCTCAGCAATTCGACCGTAAAATTTAACATGATAGCACCCCTATATAAATCAGGACAAAACGCCCTGATACGTTATTTATAGCGCGATTATTAAAATGTCGTCAATCCAAATTCAAACAAATCGCGCTCAAATAAATTAACTCAGTCCCTGTTAATTTGACCCGTCAATAACTGGCACTAAAAAACGGAGTCCGTTTATTATATGCGCCCAGCCGTTCAGCCGTTCAGCCGGGCAGGATCCAGCCGTTCAGCCGTTCAGTCACCCAACCGGATAACCTGACCACCTGACCAGCCGTTCAGCCGACCAGCCGCCCAGCCGGATAACCTGACCACCTGACCGCGAGACTGTCCGATTGTCCGGCGATCCAGCGCGACGACCGCGACGACCGCGACCGCGACCGCGACCGCGACCGCAACGATCCAGCGCGACCGCGACCGCGACGATCCAGCGCGACCGCGACCGCGACGACCGCGACCGCGACGATCCAGCGCGACCGCGACGACCGCGACCGCGACGACCGCGACGATCCAGCGCGACGACCGCGCGACGATCCAGCGCGACCGCGACCGCGACGACCGCGACCGCGACCGCGACCGCGACGATCCAGCCGATCAACCGCCCAGCCGATTAGCCGCCCAGCCGACCAGCCGACCAGCCGACCAGCCGACCAGCCGCCCAGCCGACCAGCCGACCAGCCGACCAGCCGACCAGCCGCCCAGCCGGATAACCTGACCACCTGACCGCGAGACTGTCCGGTTGTCCGGCGATCCAGCGCGACGACCGCGACGACCGCGACCGCAACCGCGACCGCGACCGCGACCGCGCGACGACCGCGACGACCGTGACCCCCCACCCTCGACGGCTCATCGCATTTTTGAGACCCCCGCCACCCCCCACCCCCCGACTTGCCGCGCCCACACGTTCTATACCCTCAACCCTCAAAAATTTTTCAGAGATAAGTTTTAGACATGTTGTCTAATAGAGAAGCCCCGACACCCCTCAAATTTTTAAATTTTTACATTTTAAACTTTTGACATCTTGTCTATTCGACTTATCCGACCTATCCGCTCCGCACACCCAAACCTCTTGACAACCCGCACTATCGCATCTACGCATCGTGAATGGCAGTTATTCGAGATTTCCCACGACCTCGACCTTGGTCAGAGGACGATGAAGCGACCCTTTTCAAAATGAAAAGTCGCAATGCACACTATTCTGAAATTGCACATGCCCTAGGCCGAACCAGATCGTCTGTGGCCGGTCGTTTAGATCGGTATAACCCAGAAGAGTTGCATGTAATTTTGGCCAAACTGGCCGACGATCCGAGTATTTCGGTGGAGATACCAAAAATAAATCGGAAAAATGCAAAAATTGTGCAAAAACCTTCGCAATTTCGGCGTCAAAAGACGAAAATAGAGCCAAATATTAAAGTTGCGGTCGTTCCAGAGCTGAATAGATTTGATGTTGAAGGGATAATCGGTATTCCGCTGAGTGAAATAGGTAGTCGAACGTGTCGGTGGCCTTTGGGCGGTTCGCTTGATGCGGTGGAGTTGTATTGCGGAGCTGCAACGGCGGATTTACGCATCAGAAAACCATATTGTACGGCTCACATGCAACTTGGATACATCATCCCGCCGAAAGTGTCCGGCGTTGCACCATTGCAGCATCGTCCGGAATGAACTATATTATGTTTAGTTTTAATTTGAGAGGCTAAAATGTCTGATGTTCTGATTGCTCTTGAAAATATTCGCACCGCCGTCCAGTCTGCCGCTTCCCACCTAGCTGCTGGAGTCGCCAGCCGCAGTTCGGCAGTTCTGGACGGCAACGTAGCCGAAGTTATCGCCGGATTGGGTAAGCTGGACGCTTTTGTGGCCGAACACGCTCTTGTTGTTTCGGCCAGCACTGCAACTCCGGTTGTTCCTGAAGTTATTGTGCCTGTTGAAGCTGTACCTGTGGTGTAATGTCTGATTTGAAATTTCCCGAAGGTTGGCTTTCTTTAGGCGCGGTAAGTTCCCTGCTTAAACGCCGTCGGGATGTTTTAAAAAAATTGGTAGATCAAGGGTATTTTGATTCAGCGATTGAAGGTGCTCGTAATAAGATATACCGATTTAATCTGAACCGGATGACCGAAGAGGAGCTTGCGCGTATCGAAAGTACGCGCACTCGAAAATGGCAAGAACGCTCATCTCGTAAAGGCGCTCATTTAATTAAAGATTGGATAGTTGAAAATCGCATGGCCAAAGCAGCGGATATTGCAGGTGCGAAGGCGCAACGGAAAGAGCAGTTCTTGCGTGATCTGGCCGAAGAGCATGAGCGCGAGGCTGGTGTTGCCGGTGAAACGGTTGATGCTGTTTTAATCCCGCCGCGTCGAAAAGTGGCGAAGAAGGACGGCGAGGCCGAAGTTGTTCAGGGCTTGGTGCAATTGCCGGCGCGCTCTACAAACATGACGGATTTGAACCGCCGCGCAAGCACAAACAAGAAAGTTTTGTCGGCGCGGTTTTTAGAGGATGTCTATTCGGATTGGGAGACACACGGTCTGGCCGTTTTGAAGATCGTGCGCCGAGATCGGCCACAGGATTATTTAAAAGTTGTTGCGTCCCTGCTACCGCGCGATATTCAAGTCGCTCCGGCTCCACTAACTGAAATGAGTGACGAAGAAATTGTCAACATCCTTGCAAATATTAAATCCGTCTCAGCTGTTGGCTCTACAGGAGAAGCTACAGGCCGAGTTGACGTTAAGGATGCGCCGCAACGCAATCTCAACATACTTCCCGAATAGCGGGCCGTTCCGTCGAGAATTGTACCGGAAGCATCTTGAGTTCTTCGCCGCTGGCGCGGAGCATCAAGAACGTGCGTTCATGGGCGGCAACCGTTCCGGCAAGACAATCGGCGGCAGCTTTGAAACCACATTACACGCCACCGGTGAATACCCCGATTGGTGGACAGGCCGAAGGTTTGAAGCCCCATGTGATATGTGGGCAGCCGGTGATACGAACGAAACCACCCGCGATATTATCCAGTTTGCACTGTTAGGGCGATTTGGCGATTTTGGCACAGGTATGATACCATATCGCTGCCTTGATGGTGAACCAACACGGCGACAAGGTATCGCAGAAGCGGTCGATACATTTCGGGTGAGGCATAAGTCTGGTGGCGTCAGCACGATTGGTTTGAAATCGTCTGAATCTGGCCGCGCAAAATTTCAGGGTACGGCCAAGCATGTGATCTGGCTGGACGAAGAACCGCCCGCCGATGTTTACGATGAATGTCTGATGCGTTTGATGACAACAAATGGTATTATGATGTGCACCTTCACACCTTTGAAGGGTTTGAGTGAAGTTGCGCTGCGGTTCTTACCGCACATGGCACCGGCCAATGAAACCGGGGATGGATCATAAGATGTCAAGGTTTTGCGTTCAGGTATCATGGGATGAAGCACCACATCTGACCAAAAAGCAGAAGGATGATCTGTATGCTGCAATTCCTCCCCACCAGCGTGAAAGCCGTACACGAGGAATACCAGAACTGGGTTCTGGATCTATCTATCCTATATCCGAAGATGACATCCTTGTGGATCCTTTCGATATTCCACTGCATTTTACCAAAGTCTACGGATTAGACGTAGGTTGGAACCGGACGGCAGCGAT